AGAGCACCGAAAGAAGTTTGGGAGAATGGTACTGCATATGATATATGGAAGTGTTTGGGACCTATATGGAGAGGAATTAATGGAGTTCAGAAAAAAATTATAAAAGATTTAGACGGAAGTGAAACAGAACAATTACTTGGTGGTGAGTTGGATGAAAAAAGTTATATTTCAGCATTTAGATTAGGCACTTATATTGCAACTCAATTTAAACCAGTTGTTGCAAAAGCGATATATGATATGACAAATGCCAAAACAGTTTTGGATACAAGTTGTGGTTGGGGTGATAGACTTGCAGGTTTCTTTGCTTCAAATGCGGAAGAGTATTATGGTTGTGATCCAAATCCAAACACACATCAAAGATATCAAGAGCAAATTGCATTTTATAATAAGTTGTTACCAAAACCTAAAAAGGTGACTATATGGAGATGTGGTGCTGAAAATTTACCATATCATAAGTTACCAGAAATAGATTGTGCATTTACATCACCTCCTTATTTTGCAACAGAAGAATATAATAAGGGTGGTGAGTTTGAAGGAGACCAATCTTGGCACAAGTTTAAGGAATATGTGAATTGGCGTGATAAGTTTTATTTACCAGTTGCTGAAAATACTATGCAATGTTTAAGTAATGGTGGCTGGATGTTAGTGAATATTATGGATCCAAAAATTAAGGGTGACCGATATCGCTCAAGTGATGAATTAGTTGAGAAGCTTAAAGATTCATTTATGGGTCAAATTGGAATGAGAATTATGCAACGGCCACAAGGAAGAAAACAATATAAGACCAAAGAGGAATTAAATGCCTTTATGGCAAAGATGTTTATTGAAAATATTTGGGTTTTTAGAGGAGTTGATTCAGGTACGGAAGAGTTCAGACACGATTTTGATTTATTTAAAAATTCAAGAAAAGCGACACTAGATGATTTTCTATAAATATAAGATGAACGAATATAGAAAACAGTTGGGATATGTTGGTATGTATGTTTTTGGATTTATAACAATTACATTTTTTATTGTATTTTTGTTAACAAGCTGCTCTGACCCTATAACTTTTAAATCCATAACAATATTTAAATCAGCATTAGATGGATCATTAACACTTAATGGTGAGAAAAATACTACAGATATAGGAGTGTCAGCGGTTACTGGATATGATTGTAAAACTGCTAGAGCAATTAAAGAAGAAAATTTAGAATTTTATTGTGTAGAAATATTAAATGATGATAAGCAAAAATAAGTATAAAGAATTAAAACCTTTTTATGATTATCAACGACAAAAGCAATACCAAAAAGATTGGTTGCGAGGGATATTCAATAAGGTTCAAAAGGCGGCAAGTGATACTGGTGGTGGTTTTATACAATATGATGATGATGAAATTATAATAGATGATATGTTTTATGTAATGGAAGAAAAGGATTGGCAAACAGTACCAACAAATTATGTACCAGATAATCCAGACTGGAGAATTGAAGGAGAAAATTATGAAAAGTGGTGTGAAACGAGAAAAAATATACAATTTAATAACCAATATGTTTGGGCTTGACTTTGTGAAAGGAGTGTGATATAATGGAAGAATTATTAAAAAAAGTACAGGAGCAGGTGATTACACAAGAGGATTTTTTAACTATGTTAAAAGTTATAGATGCTTCTGTTCAACGAGGTGCTATTAGAAGTACTGAATTGACTACGGTAGGTAAATTATGGGACAAATTGACTTTACAAGTTAGAAAATATGAAAATTCTAAAAAGCAGGAAGTGAAAGAAGATGGTTGATTTTTTAAAACAAATAATAAAAGAAACTGGTAATGAATATGCTAGTTTAGTGAGTGAAGGTGTTGAAGCCGGAGATGTAGATAAATTTATTGATACAGGTTCTCATATCTTTAATGCTTTATTATCTGGTTCAATATATGGCGGTATGCCTTCCAACAAGATTACAGCATTTGCTGGTGAAAGTGGAACAGGTAAAACATTTTTTGTATTGGGAATGTGTAAACATTTTTTAGATAATCATCCAGAGGGTGGTGTTATTTACTTTGAAAGTGAAAGTGCATTAACAAAAACATTAATTGAAAATAGAGGTGTTGATTCCAAACGGATGGTCATTATGCCTGTAACTACGGTTCAAGAATTTAGAACACAATCATTAGCAGTATTAGAAAAATATATTAATCAAGATGAGGCAGATAGAAAACCTATTTTGTTTGTTTTGGATAGTTTAGGTATGTTATCGACCACTAAAGAAGTAGAAGATACTGCCGAAGGAAAAGAAACAAGAGATATGACTAGAGCACAAGTGTTGAAAGCAGCATTTAGGGTATTAACTTTAAAATTAGGTCGTGCTAAAGTGCCTATGGTAATTACAAACCACACTTATGATGTTGTTGGTGCATATATGCCAATGAAAGAAATGGGAGGTGGTTCAGGATTAAAGTATGCTGCTTCTTCAATTATTTACCTATCAAGGAAAAAAGATAAAGAAGGTACGGAAGTTGTTGGTAATATTATTCATTGTAAAACACATAAATCCAGATTATCAAAAGAGAATAAGTTGGTTGATGTGAGATTACGATATGATAAAGGTTTAGATAGATATTATGGTTTACTTGACTTGGCAACTAAATACGGAATATTTAAACAAGTGTCTACAAGGATAGAATTACCAGATGGTACTAAACAGTATGCTAAAACAATTTATAATGAACCAGAAAAATATTTTACAGATGATATATTGAAGAAGATAGATGAAGTTGCAAAAAAAGAGTTTTCTTATGGCAATCCCGAAGTATAATTATGTGGAGAATCCCACAAAAGAACATACAGGTTTTCGCATACAAGAAGGACAATATGAAGGTGTGATTTATACCTATGGTAAAGTAAAATTTATTGAGGATAAAGAAACAGATAAGTTGAGATTAAAATTTGAATATAATGTTCATGAAAATCCTAATGATGAAGATACAAATAGTAAAGATTTTATAAATGTTATTGGTGATATTTTGGCAATAGAAACAGAAAAGGATATGGATGGTAACGGCAGAAAGAATAGAACGGACAGCACTTAAAAATTTAATCCATAATGAGGAATATACTCGTAAGGTATTACCTTTCCTTAAAGTGGATTATTTTGAGGATAGAAGTGAAAAAATTATTTTCACGGAAATTGAAAGATTTATTTCTCAATATAATAAAACACCAACAAAAGAAACTTTACAAATTGACATAGGTAAACGAAAAGATTTAAATGAGAAGGAATATGAGAATATTGTAAATTTAATTTCTACTCTTAATAAAGAAGAAGTTGATTTAGATTGGTTAGTTAACACAACAGAAAAATTTTGTAAAGACCGTGCTATACATAATGCGATTATGGAAGGTATCCATATCATTGATGGTAGAGATAAGACACATACACCAGAAGCGATACCAGAAATTTTAGCAGACGCTCTTGCAGTAGGTTTTGATAGGCAAGTTGGACACGATTATTTAAGTGACACGGAAAAAAGATTTGATTATTACCATAAAAAAGAAAATAGAATACCTTTTGATTTGGATTTTTTCAACAAAGTTACAAAAGGTGGACTTCCCCCAAAAACATTAAATGTAGCACTTGCAGGCACAGGTATTGGTAAAACATTGTTTATGTGTCATCAAGCAGCTGCTGCTTTATCTCAAAATAAAAATGTGTTATACATTACTATGGAAATGGCAGAAGAAAGAATTGCAGAAAGAATAGACGCTAATCTCCTTAATATTTCTATGGAAGATTTACATATGTTGAATAAAAAAATGTTTACAGATAAAATGGTACAACTTCAGGCAAAAACAACAGGTACATTAATTATTAAAGAATATCCAACTGCTAATGCAGGCACGAATCATTATCGAGCATTAGTAAATGAATTAGCATTAAAGAGGACATTCAAACCAGATATCATATTTGTTGATTACATCAATATTTGTGCTTCATCTAGGTTTAAAGCAGGTGCTAATGTGAACAGTTATACTTACATAAAAGCAATTGCAGAAGAATTAAGAGGGTTGGCAGTAGAATTGGATTTGCCAATTGTTACAGCAACGCAAACAACAAGAACAGGATTTGTGTCCACAGATATTGGAATGGAAGATACAGCAGAAAGTTTTGGTTTACCTGCTACAGCAGACTTTATGTTTGCTTTAATATCTAGTGAAGAATTAGAAAAAGCAGGACAAATGTTAGTAAAACAATTAAAGAACAGATATAATGACCTTACAATGAATAGAAAATTTATTATAGGTGTTGATAGGTCTAGGATGAAATTGTTTGATATAGAACAAGCAGCACAAAATCTGATACAACCAGAACAGGAGGAAAAATATGTCGAACATAATATTAAAAAAGAGGAAACACCAGAACAAAAATACGAAAAGTTTTCAGATTTCACATACGAATAAAGTATCCTATACAATAGAAACGAAAAAAGTCAATAAAGATATACTGTTTCAGGTTTTTCAACAGGCAGGTAAGAAATTAAAAGAAAGAGTTAAATCCTTTGATTTTGAGAAGGATGCTGAAGAATTTATGAAATTTCACAATGAA